CTGCAGTCGGGCCCTGGTTCGGCTTCGGGTGCGGGTGCACCGACCACGGCCGGAACTGTGAACCACCATCCGAACTGTGCTGCGAGAACTGCCCGGAAGCTGCCCACCAGATGGGCGACGCGCGGATCGGTCGTCACATGGCCGACGGGTCAACGTGCAGCAACCCCGACCTGTCGGGGTTCACGACGACGTACACCCCGACCGTCCCGGACAGCGCCACGAACTTGTGGGACGACCTGCAACGGGTCATCGACGTGTGGGTCGGTCGGGCGCGTCCCGGCCAGTTCGGACCTGACCGGGATTAGCCCCGCCCATATGCACGTGGCCCCCGAGCGGGTGAAGGTTCCCACGAGCGCACCGCGCTACCGAGCTGCGCTACACCCCGAAGGGCGACGGGATTTGAACCCGTGACCTGTGCGACGTCACCACGATATAGCGGAAGGTGAAGGAGTCGAACCCTTAGGCGTTCGCCTAGCCAGGTTTTCAGGACCTGTTGCCCACCGCTGGGCGCCACCTTCCCGAGCGGAGAGGGTGGGATTCGGACCCACGGTGCACCATGGCACTTCGCCTTAGCGGGGCGATGCCTTAAACCGGACTCGGCCACCTCTCCCAGGTTTAGGAGCGGGGCGATCGACTTCGCAGGTCCAAGATCGGCACGGGTCGAAGTATAGTCGCCGCTGGCCGGTCCGAGTTCACTCACTGCCGGGGAAGAACGGGCCGCCGGCAACAGGCCATGCTCAGCGCAGACCTCCTAGCAGCCGTAGCTGAGCAAACCGGGCTACGCGGGCACTGTGCTAGGTCGCCTGATAGCCCGGTGGCCCGCGTCTACACCGGCAGTCGTTCCAGGTAATATGACTACCGTGGAACGATGGCGAGATGCGGCGAGGTTCGGCGGCTACCGAGTCAGCGATCTCGGTCGAGTACGTCTGCTCCGTGGAGAGATAACTACCGGAACCGGCGACCGTGGTTACCGGAAGGTCAACCTTCGGTGTTCTGACGGAATCTGGCGTACGGAATACGTACACCGACTGGTGTTGGAGGCCTTCGTCGGGCCGTGCCCACCGGGCGAGGAGAGCTGCCACGGTCCCGGGGGACCGGGGGATAACGCGCTGGTCAACCTTCGGTGGGACACCCCTTCGAGCAACATCTGCGACCAGGTTCGGGACGGCACCCATCTCCGTGCGCGCAGGAAGGAATGTCCCCTCGATCACGCACTTATCTCGCCGAATCTTGTAGAGAGTTCTCTCCGGAAAGGACGTCGAGGATGTCTGGCTTGTGCCCGGGGGAGGGCCAACGTCCAGACTGCGAAGCGCCTCGGTGTAGTGCTCGACCTGCGCACCGTGGCTGACGAGCACTACATGAAGATCATGAGTCCTCTCAGTGCTTGCCTGGTGAATGCCCCGTAGCTTCACGATGCAACGTTGAGCACATACCCGGTCTCATCCGACTAGGGATGCCGTGTTTGATCGCTTCCGCTTCGCACCGGGCGAAATCCCCGTCGGTTCCCCACCCGATGTGGGCTGCGGCTTTGCCGTGGAGATACGACTCCCGTAGCTGGGGGGGCATCATCCCCGTGACGAAACCCGAGACGTCTGACGGTGTGAGCGCGAAATCGGCGTCCTCGTCGGGGATCTGCGCGAGGAGCTCAGCCATCCGGTCGTCGGTGTCATCGGTAGCCGCTAGTGCCGCGGTTCGGCGCGCGGCCAGCTCGGCGGTGTGCTGCTGCCGGGTCAGGATCCGGTCCGCGACCCGATCAGCGAGCTGGTCGTAATCCACCATCGCACCGATCCCACCCTGTGGAGGTGCAGGGGCCAGCGCGCCAGCGGCTACCAACGCGACGACTTCACCGGACGCGACCCGAGCCCGCGACACGGGAATCCCAGGGGTGTTCACGCACAACGCCGCGACAATCTCCAATCCCCCGTCAAGAGGACGCCAATCCCCAGATGGTGGGTGCGCGTAGGCGTACGCGATCTGGTCATCGGTGATGTCCAGTTTGGTGATCCCGTTACTCCAAGTCCCGAACTCATCCGCACCGACCGCGACGTCCGCCCACGCGTACCCGGTGTGGTCGTAGTGCCGAGACGCTGCCGCGGCGGAAAGGGACAGGTCGGCGTGTCCGGTGTCCATCGTGAAATGCCCGACCGCCGCGATCCTGGTCGTGCCGTCCTGGTCGAGGCAGCGGACCGCTCCGGTGTTGAAGAACGCGTAGTCGCAGCGGGATCTCGGTGCGTAGATCCGTCGCCCGCCGTATCCGATGTGGGGTCGTGACCACACCGCTATGTGCCCGTAGACCCGACGGAACCCGTTCTCATCGGGTTCCTCGATCGTCATGGGTGTCTCACCATCGAACCCGGGGTCAGTGAAGTACGTCAGCGGCGGCCGGTGGGTAGCGGCGGAAGCGGACATGGCCTTGCTGTCTTTGAGGGTCCCTTCGGGACCCCACGTGTCAGGAATCAGATCCGCCCATCCCTTGTCTTTGAGTTGTCTAATCAGCCACTTGCGGACCTTCTGAGAGGGGATGTCGCTGTTACCGGCTAGCCCGACTGCTTTAGACGCCTGGTCGCGGGTGCTGATCGGGTACTTATCCGTCCCTGGGAAGGTGTCCCCAGCGTCTTTGGCTTTGCTCCGCTGCTTCGCGGTGACTGCCGCAGTCACCGGGTCCCCGATTTCACTGGACCGCCACATCGGGACGGGTTCCTTGGACATCACCTGGGGTAGCGCGGACGCGGCCAGTGCGACGGGGAGGGAGTCGACGACGTCGCAGTAGGCGTCAGCGAACGCGGGGACCGGGACCATCGTCGCGGCGGCGATCTCATACCGGGTGAGGACCGCGCGCCGACGTGGGTTCTCGCTCATCGCGGCGGTGTCGTCGTCGATCAGTTCCGCGTCGAGGTCGGACAGGTCCACCGACCCGCCCCGCAGGTACCCCTTGCGGACCATGTCCGCGAACTTGTGGGTCCCGTCGATGGTCGCGTCAGCGCCCCACACGAACGTCCCCTCCGGGAACGGTTCCCCGGTGCGCTTGCTGGTGACCTCCGGGCCGGGGCGGCGGGTGAACTGGGTGATCTCCCCGAACACTTCCGCGGCGGGGGCATCGGCCCCACCGTGGTTCGCGTACGGCAACGCGAGCAGCGACAGTGGTGGGGTCCGAGTCGACCCACCACCCGGGGTGAGGTACCGGCCGTCGCCGGTGTCGAGACCTTCCACCGCGAGCGCGTCCCAGTGGACCCGGATCTCCGTCCCGGTGTCGGACACAATCGTCGGTGCGGTGTCGGTGGTGGGGGCTGCAGCGGTCACGGTGGTGTCACCTCGTAGTGGGATGTCGGTGGAGTCGTCGCCGAGCGCGACCCGGATCCGGTCGAACGCGACCGGGCCGGTGTAGTCCATCGAGCTCGGGTCGAGCCCGTAACCCGCGGTGATATGCGGGATGTACGGGGAGTGCTGCTGCGCGGTGGCGTGTTCGCTGAACCGGTCCTGCAGCAGCGGGATCTGGTCGGAGTCCCCGACGAGGTACACCGCGCACGGGTCCATGTCCCCGGTCGGGCCCCCGTCGGGATTGAACTGGGCGTGGCCCATGACCCGGGCGTGCATGAGCCCGTTCTCGTCGCCGGCGTCGATCGCGGCGTGTTGCGCGGTGGCCATGACCGCGGCCTGTTGTTCCGGGGTCCAGTCGGTGACGTCGTCGCCGAGGTAGACGAGGGTGAGGTGCAACTCGGAGGGGTCCTCACCTCCGTCGACGGCGAGCTGTTGGATGAACCCGTCGGTGGGGATGAGCGCGACCATCCCCCCGGTGTGTCCGTCGGTGTTTTCCGTCGCGGTGTCGTCGACGGTGGGCGCGTCAACCGCTGGTGCTGTCACTGGGTACCTCCGGGCCTTTACCAATGAAGAACGGGAGCACATAAAAGTGACCCGGATAGCCGATGTTCAATCGCCCCGCTTGGAATAGGTCGAAGAACTCGCGGGATAGCGCGCCGCTGAAATGCTGGAAATAGAACTTATCCCACGGATCAGCTAAATACACTTTGTACGATTTATCGGTAGGGCCGAGCCGGTCACCGTTCCGGACACGTTCCATGAACTTGGTCTCGGTCAGCGACCCACAGAACGGGCACCGGCCATTGGCGGGGACGTCGAGCCCCTCGGTGCGTTCCCATGGGCCGAAGTCCTCCATCCGCCGCGGGCACGTGTCCGGTGCTAGCTCCGTCATCAGGAACCCGTCCGGGCCGGCCAGTGCCACGTCCCACCGTCGTGGCGCAACCCGTCGCACATCGCTGGCTCGTCGGTTTCGGGGTAACCCGGGTCGTGGATCACTTCGGGGTTGAAAAACTGGCCGGTGGGGTTGTCCACCCGCAGTCCGACCGCGGTGGGGTTCCATTCCTGCAGCAGGGTCCGGTGTCGTAGGAGGGTGTCGGGTTCGACGCTGGTGGTGATCCACGCGCCGACGGTGGTGATGGTCGCGGCGCGGCACTGCTGGGTGTAGGCCTGCGTCCCGTCCGCGCGGATCGGGGTCCCGTGGGACACGTAGTGCACCACCCGCCCCACGCTGGGTGTCGGCATCACAGCACCTGCCCTTCGACCGGGAACGGGACACCGTGGTCCACACCCCACGGGAACTGCGCGCACCGGCACCCATCGACCGGACCCCACGACGAGCACACGTTCCGGTAGTCGCTCTGGTGCTCACACGGCACCAGCGGGCTAAGTCCGTGCCCTTCCGGGATAACGAGGTACCCGGTGACCCACCCCGAGCATCGGAGGCACTGCTTGTACGGGTCCGCGAACGTGACCGCGTTGTAGACCCGGGTGTGGGTGTGGGTGTGGGTCAGCATCAGCGATCGCTCCCCACCGTCGCCGGCGGACGGGCCCCGTCGATGACCGTCCGGAGAATCTTCTTAGCGTGGTCCCGACCCAACCCCTCCCAGTCCATCGGCCCCCCCGGTTCGGCGGGAACCGCGCTGTCAACGAGCGTGAGCAGCCACGCCGCTTCCTCCGCTGACAGACCAGCGGGGACATCCAGGTACCGGATCAGGTCGTCGGCGATGTCCGCGGCAGCTTCGGAGTCGAAAACTCCTGTGCAGTCCATCGGGGTCCAGCACACCGACGCGGCACCCATAGCCACCATCACCGCCGCGCGCTTATCCCCGACCCGGGCGAACTCCTCATCCGTGATTCTGATCATCAGACTGAAAACTCCTCGTATTCGCTCGGATAACGACATGCCGGGATCGACTCCTCAACGTCATCACCCGGGGTGAAGCTGAGCACCCCACACCGACGGCATTCCGCGTACACGGCGAAGTGTCCAGCGATCGTCACCCACCGCCAGTCGTGCCCATCGGTCGTGATCATCAGACTGACGCTCCCTCGATGTAGTGGGCGCGGAGAGCTTCCACGCCGGCCAGGATCCGATCACGGGTCTCGACCTCGTTCTGTATCGACGTCCCGACACGCCCAGCGGCGGTGTCCTCCGCAGCGACCCGGGCAGCGACCCGACCCCGCTGGGAGTCCCGCGCTTCCCGGATCCGGCGGCCGACGATGTCCTCGGGGTCGCGGGTTGGGAACGCGAGGACCGGGGTGCTGCCGCACCTGCACCCGTCGTGGTCCTGCGGGTGGAAGTACGACCCGATCCACTGCGCACCGGGAGTGGTGTCGAGTTTCGGGTCGGTCCACGTCCCGAACCGGGCACCATCCAACACTTGGTGCGGCAGGAAATGGGACCGGCGTGGTTGCGCGGGGTTGTACTGCCATTCCCACCCCAACACCACCCCACCCTGCTGCGTCATGGCCTGCCTAGTGACCGGACCGGTCCCGAACCCGAAGTCCCCCGGCTGCCCAGGTGTCCCACCGCCGGCGATGACGAGCGCGCGGGCGACCGCGGCGGGGGCGAGGAGTGTGTCCGCTGCTTCCCCTGGTGTCGGATCCGGGGTTAAGGGATCCGCGCGGAACAAGGCCTTGTCGGTGGCCGCGTCCAACGCCTCGGACAGTGCCGACCATGCGGCGTCGCGGTGCACCGAGTACCTGGTGATGACCTGGTCCCGGATTTCGCGGCCGGCGGGACTGCTGGTCGACAGGCCCAGGAGTTTCACGACGATGGTCGCGGCGGACCGGGAGGCTTGGTCGAGCCACCCACCGAACTGGTCCCGCAGGCGGGTGTAGGCCCCGGCGAGGAGATCCGACACTGACGCGAACGATCCGACGGTGTCCCGACCTAGAACGGACGCGATGAGGGTGACCTCAACACCCTCGATCGACGCGACTAGGGCCGGGGTTTTCCGGGCGGCGTTACGGACCCGACCTCCGGCGCGTTCCACCGCGCGAACGATCGCGGCGTCAGCGGCGGTGAGGATCCGGTCCATGAGGACCGTGTCGACCTGCGCGAGTTGCCGAGCGGTGTCGATGTCCACCCGCCACCCTTCGACCGGGACACCAGCGGCGGTGACTGCAGGTGGAGCCGCCGGACCGGTCGGGGTGGGAGCGGTCTGCTCGGGCACGACCTGCCCCGGCCCGGCGGGGGTCGCGGTCGACCCTGCAGGTGCTGCAGGGGGTGCAGGTTGACCAGCAGGCAACGCCCGAACCACCTGCCCCTGCACCGTCGGTGGTCCCGCGTGTGGAGCGGGCGCGACCAACCCGACCGCGATCGCGAGCGCGGCCTGCAAATCGGGGTCGTCGAGTTTCACCCCCGACAGGGCAGCGACCAGCGGCACCGCTTGCGGTGTCAACCGGCCACGGGACAGCAGACGGACGAGGTGCTCGTGGGGTTCGGGGACGGTGTCCTCGGGGAACCCCAACGCTTCCCGCAGCGCGGCGTTGGAGATCGCGTCCCGGTCCCATGCGTCCCGGGCGTCTTGGGACCGGTCGGGGGACTCGACCAGCGCGGTCGGGTCGTACCAAACCACGATCCGGCGGACCTTCTCCGGTGGATAACCCAGTGCTTTCAACGCTGGCCGTAGAAACGCTTTCGTGAGCATCCCCGCGACGACACCGCAGGTGGGGAGGACCTGGTGACGGATGTTGCTGGCCTCGATCTGCCACCCACCCCAGTGGTTCGTTGCCCCGATACCCGTGACCTGCTCCGGTTGGATGTCGAGGCCCTGCAACATTCGGAGGACCGC